CGCATCAATCAGTGCTGGTATGGTTCTGCGGTCAAAGTGAATCTTTACTGGCTCACCTATCCACACACAATCGTGCATTTGAACAGACACCATTAGTCTATCATCACTTACTGTGAGATATGGTGATCCATCCGGTTTTTCAATAATGACTTTCATCGTTCAACTCCGAAATGTTGTTTAATTTCGTCAATACATTGCGAACCACCATTTAACCAAGTGTCAATATAGTTAGGAACAGGATCACTAATAACTTGTTCACAACATCCGATACATTCCCGAACAATCAACTCGGCGAACTTGGGTAAACTGTCATTGTAATTTCCAGCCCAGCCAATGCCTTCATCTTTAATGTATTGAAATCCAGCCTGTTCGGCAAGTTCTCTCATTCTTTTGCTCATGCTAATCTCCCTAAGATATTGCCCAACCACATCATGCCTGCTCCAAGCATAATGGTGCCGACGATTAGTAATTTAATTTCAGTCTCGTTCATCTTCAACTCCGTAAAAATGGTCTTTGATATCTGAATCAACAAGGCCGTTGTTAATCTGAGATAAGCGACCTACATACATACATTCCCGAACAATCAACTCGGCGAACTTTTCACTAAACTGTAATAGGTCTCCGTAAGTCATGGTATCCCAGGTTCGCCGCATTTCGCTATCTAGAGCCTTACCCATTAGTTTTTGAATTTTTTCATTCATACCAAAAGTTACCTTGACAATTTTAAAAATGGTGTATAAGATAGCGGTGTGCCGCTTTCAATGAATAGGTGTATCCAATTCAAATTTGATATTACCTACCTCTACAAAGGTCCTATCCTTCATATCAATCACCATTGGCTTACTAAATTCCTTATACTCATCAGATAGGTGATTGATATAACCAACAGCATTACCTAACCGTTTACCCGGTTTATCCACAAAGGCATATATGAAGTTGGTGGCCGAACCATCGGCCCACTTTGTAGTCTCACGCAGTAAAGTCAAACGCATATTCACCTTCAGTAACAATATTGAAATTTATAAATCGTTTACGATAAATGTTACACAATTCAATATAAACATCATTGGCCGTTGGTCGGCCTGAATTGAGAAACAATGTACCATTATGAAATTCAGCAGTTTCGCCTTCTTTCAATAAATGTCCAATTTTTTGCATTACAGTTTGTTCAAACATAATAAATCCTTTAAAAAATCAACCAACAATAGCATATTCAGCCAAATCTTTCCAGTTTGCACCGGCAGATTTACGAATCTTTGTTACCTGAATCAGTGTACGCAAAGACAACTCTTTCACATTATCGCATAACTCAGCAATAAGGTCCATTGCATCGACCTTGTGTTGTTTGTCATACTCAGGCATAAAGTCTTTTTGGTCAAGCAGGAATCGCATACGTTCAACCTTTTGTTTGGCAGTCATAGACAAGTCAACGGCTAGTGAACGTGAGATAATGGCTTGATCCAATGAAGATGACGACAGGTTAGAGATAAAGACAACACGGCCTTTAAATTCAAACACATTAGGCAATTCTTCATCACGAGTATCGGCACGCCAAGAGATAATACGGCGAGAATATGAATCTAGAGCCGCTTTCAATAGGTTAAGAGATACTGGATCTTTGAGCACCGAATCACAGTCATCAAATACAACAACCGAATTACGATTCTCAAACAAAACACGATATAAACCTTTTGGTGTAGAATAACCTTTAACAACACGGAAAGATTTATCAGGCACAACGGCACCATCAGCCAATTCGTCAAGCACGGACAGATCAGTGAAGCCGGCATCGGTCAAAGCGGCTGATACGGTGTGTGACTTACCGAGACCACCAGGTCCCGATACAACCACGGACGCTTGGTCGCCTTTTGCAAGCATTTGAACCATATCACGGACGAAACCAAAACGCTGGTTAATAGAGAATTTGGACTCAGTGGGTGCAACAACGGCATCAGTTACTTTTAACATACGCTCCAATGCACGGCGATTAGCACGTTTTACAATCTTGCCGTTGATATTAGCCGCATACTTACCGTCAACCATAAAAATACCAGACATTTAAATTCCTTCATCAATCAAAGTAAGAGTCCATTGTAACACGGCCGGCACCTAAGTCAAGGACAATCCGGGACGGTGTTGCTTAAAAACAACAATCAAATTTTCTGACAGGTCCAACCCTTGTGTTGTTTAAATTTGCCTTTGGCTACCATAGTCATACTAGATTGATTTAAGTTTTTTTCTCGACAAAATTGCCTTAAATTAAAAACTCTATATGTGATACCGATAGGATCAGTGATTAACCAATTTTTAGAATTTGCAAATCCAATTTTTTCATTGCGTAAATGGGAATATCTCATTCCTATTTGTCTAGTACTTTGAGCTTTTTTTTGTTCGGCCGTTCTTTTTATGCCTAGATTGAAATGTCCAGAATTATTAGAATATAATGGGGTTACAATATAAGGTTCGGTGTTACTTGGTACATAATCTACATCGAATATGGTAGATAATGCTTGGGACATTGCATCCCATTCCGACTGGGGTATATACATATTAGTGCTGGTCATAATAGTCCTTGATTATTGTTTCGATGGCTAGAGTGTATGGTCCCTGCCAGGACGCGATACACACCTATTTATATTATAATCATTATTATGCAACATTACCAGGACGCATGATATTGGAAGGAACAATCTTCCAGTCGTTTGTCATTCAAAATTTGATTGAGGACGATTTTGGTGCGTTTCAATTCGTCCCAGTAGTATTCATCCACATCGGTCGAACCAAAAAAGAAACCACTTTTTGGTTCCAATAATTCGGAGTCTTTATTATCAATGGCTTCCGAACACAGATTAACCAATTCACTAATTTGTTCGCGGGAAACATAATAATTTCCACAATCGTCTTCACCATCTTGGACATTATTCACAAACCATGCGTGAATCTGGTTTGCTTTACGCCAATATGCCACTTCTAATTCAACATAAATGTGGCCAAATTCATTAGGACCAAAACCCAATGATTCTTTAATCGATGCATTTAGTTTAGTATCTTCTGGTTTAAAACCAAAATCAGAAACATATTTACGTGCCGACAAGTACATATCTAAACCCATGATTATCTCCTTAAACCAAATCAATTTGAATGTTGAAATTAACAGCTTCCATATAGCTATTATAAACTTTAACGGTTCGACCAAAACCAGTTAATTTATTTGAACCAATCTCATGCAATACAACATTAACTGCCGAGGTTTGCGTAGTAAATGGACCAGCCAGGGCATCTTGTACGGTTGTATAAAATCCAACACCATTCACAATGGCACGTATACGCTGGCTATTTTTAAGCCCTTGAACAATTTGCTTGGTTCTCATAGTGTCCTAATCAATCGAATAAGTGGCAATTATAGCACATCTGGACGGTCCGTCAAGGACTTTTGGTATGCTTGTTGTTAATTTACAACACCCATTTTATTGTGACAATGAACCGGCCTTCATGGAAGCCATACTCGTCTTTTGGTATGTCGGCTACTGTTGGATTAAAATCATTGTTGAATGCCTCATGGACATCTCGGCTCAAATCACACAATGATTCCGAATCATACTCTTTATCAAAAATTGTTTTCATGCATAATCTCCGTGTAAACCATAATTAATCTCCATTGTCCATGCGATAGATTCTGCCGCCTCGTGGTCATATGTTTCACGCACAAAATTGGCACAATCTTGGACAATCAACTCGGCTACTTTTTTAGCAATAGTTCTTTCACCAAAAAATCTATTTGGATCCTGTTTATGTAAATCGCAATATGCCTGTTCAATAATTTGTTCAATTCGTTCGTTCATTCTACATTCTTTCCGTATAGTAACTGCATGGCGTCAAAAATGCAATCATCAATTGGGTCATGTTTTTGTATATGATGTGCAGGATTGAAACCAGGATAATCCACATCCACATAACCAGTCACAGACCCATTCAATAGGTCCAATGCGGTACGCACATCACGCCAACGATTAAAGAAAAACACAGGTTCAATGCCTAGTTTTTCTTCAATCGAATCAAGCACCAATTGGTCGAGGTTGCCACGTGCCCACACCCAACATTTGTCGTGCATTGGAAATTGTTTTGACCATTGTCTCATGGCTTCTACACCATCATCAATGATAATATCATCGGCGCTTGGTTTAAATGATTTGTTTTTTACAATGTCACATTGTTTACCCCACCATGATATGGATGACCTGGTCATGGTGCGACCAAGCCTTGCAATTTGGTCATTGACATTGAATTTGGCAAAAAATGCGGTGTCTCGCATATCTTTTGGTGATGGTTTTTCCCTCGGGTCAAAGTATACGGCCGCCATGGATAATATCACTGCACTAGATTCCTTACCAAGTGTTTCAACATCAAAGACAAACATTTATTTCCTTTCAACACTCTGGATCAAAATCGTTCCATTCCTGTGCTTCATCCACATCAGGTTCTTCGTTTTCAGATTCCCAATCGGCCTTTTGCTCAGAGATAGCAAACATTTCATCCAATTCTTGAGGTAGATTATCTACAATCTCACTGGAGTCCATACTGCCATATTCATAATCATCGTCATTGCCATTATCATAAATGCCAGCGAATGCCATACCAGATTCATCATAGAATGCCCGAACCTCATAATCACGCTCGACCATCTCATTATAGAATTGAATTGGTGGTGCCCATGCGGTATCAAAGGTCAAAGTAATAGAATCACCAGTATCTTCGGTAATTTGTGGCTCTACATCCCATTTACAACCCCAATTGGTCACGTTCCATTCATACCAATTTTCTTCTTCATTTACTGGTCGTGGCACCAGAGTATTGAAAAAATGTTCACCAGTAGAGGCTTCGGCCGCTACCTTAACAGCATCACGAATAACATCCAGTTTGGATGGTTCAACGTGAGAGATAACCACAACATTAGAGCACCAGTTTGGCATAATATATTCCTTTATTCAATACTTAGTTTGACATATATTCTAGACCATTTTTAAATGGTAGGTCTTCTTCACCACCACCAAAAAACGCTTCATTCATTTCTTTGCACTGCAATTCTTTTGCAGTATGCACAACGGCTTCCCAGCCTGTAGGTGTTTGAGCCACAATAATATCATGTGAATATACCGACCCGGTTTCAGTGTAATGGCCTTCTACCTCTACAAGCCGGGTAGTACCTCGCATATTATCCATCATAGTACCGTACCAACCATTGGCAAGACGGACACGCATACCTTTTTTAATATCTTTACTCAGCATAATAACCTCACTTGATAATGTTGAAAATGGTCACATTGTATTTTTTGGTCAGGAAAGCCTGAGCCGCTTCGATAGT